GGAGAGAGGTTCAAGAATCCACCCATTGCGAGAGCAGATGCGACATCGGCGCTGCAAAGGATGAAGTTACCCTTTCCTCTACGAGTTTGCTTGGCGATCAAGTTTGCTTCGCGTTCGATTTGGAACATCAAACCACGGTAGCGTTCTGCACTCCAACGACCATCGGAGTCGTTGAGAATGTCATATACACCGTTTCCACCACCAGAGAGGTCGGTGTTTGATGCACCCTTCTTCGCAATGAAGTAAACTGCGCGGATGATTTCGCGGTTGATTTCATTGAGAATTTCTGTGCTGAGGATGTTTGCCAACTCAGATTCAGCATCAAGTCCGTGAACGGCCTTGAGGTCTTGTGCCAATTCTGTGGTGTATTCTGCCTTGAGGGCGCGTGTTCTTGCTTCGACGGCAACGCGCTCAATGCTGAATGCCATTTCACGGAATTGGTAGGTATCGCTGGATCCACCAAGATTTTCTGCTTGAGATGTCAAAATTCCACGGAACTTTGACCAATCAGAAATTTGTGTTCCCGAAGAATTGATTGGGGTGACGCCGAAGGTATGACCACCTGCGACATTGCTACCCAACATTCCGGGACCGCTGAATCCACCGGATGCACCGGATGCACCGGAGAACTGGGCCCATGGCTCATCAAACATTGCTTCATCGCCTGTTTGTGATTGGTATCTTGATCTCATTGCGAAGATCAAACCTGTTGGTGCAGTCATTGGTTGAACGCCAGCGATGTCGTAAGCAACGACGTTTGGCATGGCGCGACGAACCAACGAAATGAGGATTGGGTCGTAACCGGCGAGATTACCAGCAGAAGAGGTAGCAGCAGAAACGCTGAATCCACCACCCATATTATTGGCGGGTGCTTCTGTGAGCATTTGCTCTTGGAGAGCCTTCTTTTGGTTCTCTAAGAGAACTGCGGTTACTCTACGCTTGTGTACATCTCCGATATTTGGAAGATCCGAATGATTTATAATTGGATCCCATTTTTCTACTAATGTGTCATACGGTGTTGTTGAATTAAAGTCCATCTTTTTCTCCTTGTATACTATGTATTAATTTGTATTTTTCTAAATTACTTTTTAGAATTTGTTAATTTTAACTGATTGCTAAGTGTTCTTGCATACGCTTCCATAATTGGATCAGAACCTGTTGGTTTTGTATTTGGTGTGGTTGTTTCCTCCGTAATAGAACCATAATTTGGTGCTAATGTGTTGTTGACACGATTATTCTTGCCAAAATAAGATTCTTTCAGAATTTTTACCTTGTCTGCATATTGTTCGACACTGTTAAATTCTAAATTTTCTGAAAGTTTTGCAAGTTTTTCTACTTCTGTGTCGGCCAAACCATTGCTGATTTCAATGAATGATTCAGCACACAGATGTGCGAGTAGTTGATTCTTGAGTTCCATGTTTTCTGCCAATGCTGAATTTGCGGCATTCTCCAATTCAGCATTTGCGGCAAACAGATCGTCTAATACATCATACTTCTCTTGGGGAACATCAATGAAACTGTTCTCAAACAATTCCTTTAATCCCAGAATGAAGTTTTCAGCGATCTCTGTGCGGAAACCGTTTTCAATGGCCAACTTGTTTTCATTTGACCATTCTTCTACAACATAGGTCAGATATTGATCAACATGTTCAACTATAGAAGAAATGTTATTTTGTAACTTCTCTTCGATAATTTCTTTTGTTGCTTCCAACATCGATTGCTCAATGATTGAAACTTTCTCGTTGAGTGCAGCAGTAAAGATTGTTTTAATCTTTTGTACAAACTCAGGAGAAGCATTTGCGCCCTCAAAGATTGCATTGAGTGCATCATTGATGTCTACTTCTAATTGTTCGTTCTGAGTCATTGCTTCCTCATCATCTACTTCACCTACTTGTGAGTTTCCTTGCATTTGAGCAGCTGCAGCTGCAACACTACCATTTGGTCTGAGTGTTGCCTTGTTTGCTTCTGCATTATCGTTTGTTTGCAGTGTACCGAGTACTGCGCCTCTTCCGTTTGCATCGCTGTATAAACCTGGCGATGAGTAACCCATATTTGTTTGTTGTGTGTTATCTTGCACGATATATTTCCTCCACTTTTTGGCAATTATATTTAGTATAAACTAAATTTTCACAATACGATTGTGTACTTATTTTTTTAATCTTTTTAAAATATGTGAACCGAGCGATGCATTTAAATTATGTTTTCTGTTATCAGCAGTAGTTTTACCGAGATCATAGGTATGAATTGTATTTACCATTTTATCCACAACTCCATTTGCAATAGCACTTGTTACTTTTCCTAACATACTCTTTTGACTAGAATCTTTAGGAAACAGAGTAGTTCCGGTGGGTGGAGTCGAAAGGTTTGCATTCATCATCTTAACTCCGCGCACCCCTGCTCTTATTGCATTTTGTGCTCCCCTCAACGCTCCTATTGCAGATGATTTTATTGCCGCACGTCCGGCCGCCCCTGTATTTCTTACTCTCTGGCCTTCCATTGATGAATAATCTTCATCACTAATAAATTTTCCCTTTACTCTGGGTCGAGGAGAGGTTCTATTTAAAACATTAGTGACATTTTGATTTGCATCTGCCGCTACTTGTGCTGTTTTGCCTATGGTATCTACTGCTGCACGACCTGCACCCAGAGCACCACCTAAAAGTCTTGCGCCTGCTCTACCAATTGCAGCTGCGGCAAATCCAGGCCGTGAAGCACGAAAGATTATTTCATTAAGTTCATGGTGTCTCTTCCATTCGTTGAACTTTTTGATTTCTAATAAGTTTTCTTTACTGGTATTCATTAAAGTCTTCTTAAGAAATCTTCAAATAATGAAATTGCTTTCTTTTCTAAATTTCTTTTAGATGTTTTAGTCAATTCTTTATGATATCCGTCAATTATTTTCTCTTTGAGAATACCATTATCCCAGACCCATTCTCTTCCTTCCATTATACCATTTACAAACGCATTTGGCGCAGATGGGTCTGCAACGATATCGATAGCAGAAAGAGAGAAATCCGGTTGAACTTCGTTTACTTCATTGACTTTCTTAAGAGAACCCATGCCTCTTGAAGAAACTCCCAACAAAGCACCTTCGTCAATTAGATTCTTTACAATGTTTCCCATCGGAGTTTCTGTAAGAATCTTTGCACGACCAACAAAATCATTTCCATTTTTGCTTAAATTGGTGATCATGTGAGAAACACGATCAAGATTTACTGTTGGGCCTTGTGGATGGTTTAGTTCACCAAGTGCTCTCTTCTTTACTATAAAGTTTTGATGATATCTACCTATTTCGTTTTCTAAAATAGGTAGTGGATATTTTCTTCCATTACGATTTACGGTTTCTGCCTGAAGCATAACACCTTCGAGGAAGTAATTTTTCTTTCCATCCTCACGAGACTCAATTATTGGTTTTACTGTTTCTATTGTCTCAGTTATTAGCTTCATTTGTTTACCTTAAATGTTTTGGTTCATAAAACTTTCAACTACTTGTTGAATTTCTTCTTGTGTTAATTCATAACCAGATTCTTTTTCAATTTGTTCGATGATTTGGTTGAGGGTTTCTTGAAGTTCTTCTTCGGTCAAGGACTCATAGACTTTTTTCTTTCCGTCTTCCTCGTCTTCGTCCTCTTCCTCGTCTTCTTCCTCTTCGTCCTCTTCCTCTTCCTCTTCGTCCTCTTCTTTTTCTTCCTTCATGTTTCCAGAAATCTTTTCTCTACGATTCTTTAAATACTTGTCAGATTCATCAGAATCGCCGTCGTTGTCTACGTCTTCGTCCTCGTCGCCAACTGGATCCATTTTTTCATTGAACACAGACGGAGCAAATTCAACTAATTGTTGCTCTAAGAGCTTTCCCATCTTTTCGTAAAGACTAGATTGAATGAGTTTTTTGCCCTCTATTAAATTGTTATTTAAAATGCTGTTTACTGCTTTTTGTATATTTGACATGGTTTTCTCCTATTTCTATATATTATTTATATTTGCTCAGATTGATTTTCGCCTTCAGGATTCATCTGCTGTTGTAACATTTGTTGCTGCATAATTTTTGCCTGTTCTTCTTCAATTTCCTGATTCATTTCGTTGATTTCCTCGTCGGTTTGTTTCAGGATATGTTTACGAACCCATTTTGCAGAGAAGAATTGATTTGTGTAATTTGCCATTACATTTAACATATCAACCTTTTCTCTCATTATTTCATTTTCCTTCAGTTCGTTGAAATGTGAATCTTTATTCCAATCAAACCGAATGTCTTGTGACAAATTATTCCAATCATTTTCGGTCAATATACCCTTTAATAGGCATTGTTTTTTCAAAAGATCTAGGAATAAGAATGAGAATCTTTTTCTGAGTTTTTCTATAAACTTAAAGAACTGGACTTCATCTCTGGTAATTTCACCTTGTCTTCCCATATTAAACCCGGTAGAGGTTTCAAGTCTGCTTATAAGAACATTCAATGCTCTATAAACTTTCTTGAGAAGATAATCAACATCGTCCATTTGACCCAGATTTTGTCCACCATCTAGTAATGATATCTCTGTTCCACGATTTCCATCTCTTCGGGGAATCCAGAAGTCCTCAAGCATGGACATATGATTTCTTTCATCTTTAATCTCTCCTGATTTTGAATCATATGTTATTTTATTTCTATACTTGTTCATCAAACTAGAAATGTATTGCTCTGCTTTTTGTTTAGGCAGATTACCAACATCGACATAAAATACTCTACGCTCTGGTGCTCTTGAAATTCTGTAAATAACAACGGCATCTTCTATTTGCCGTAACATATTTACTGGTCTTACTGCTTTTTGCAGATATCCAATTACTCTTTTACTTCCGCTATCAACTACGCCCGAGTGGACATAGCAGATAGAATCTACTGATATTTTAATACCAGCAGTTGTTGTTGGTGTTAGCGAGTCTTTATCCAGATCAGTATAAACATAAAATTCTTCAATGTTTTTAACCAATGCTAAATTAACATGATTTACGTTTTTAACTTCTTTTTCAACTTTTCTGACCTTTTGAATCTTTGTAGGATCTATGGATCTGAGTTGTTGTATGCCCTTTTCTGGATTTTTTGTGTCAATGATAATATGATAAAATACTTTAGAATCGATATACCATCGTCTAAAAATATCATCTGCTTTATTGCTAAAATCTAAAAGTCTTTGGACATTTTTAAATTCTTGATGTATTTTTGTTTTGATATTATCGGATATATTGTCGATATTATCCAAATCTAATTTTACACAATCATATTTGTCATCGAATACGATTGAGTCATTTACTATGTCTTGAATTGCTCTATCAACTTCTGGATATAAAGCCAATGATCGATATTGCTGTATTTGGGTGTTCTCTTGTATGAGAGCACCGCCGAAGTCAAAATACTGACTGAAAAAACCACCACCCTCTATGACATAGGTTCCATCGTAGTCTTCGGGCGCAACGAAGGAGGGCTGGGACTTAGGTGGTTCCAGCCCTCCAAATTCGTTGTCTTTCTGTTGAGATTCTTGCTTATCTTTTTTAAATGAAAAGCCAAATATATCTTTGAAAGCCATAATATAAAATTCTCCTTGTAAGTTACTCTAGTATTTATTATGCGGTAGTGGCTGGTGGACCATCGGTTGGTGTCCCAACTCCATCGCCTGGTTCCCAGTAATCATATGCCATTGTCACTGTAAACTCAGCAAAAGTGTCCGTCATGTCATATGACATATCAATTGGTGAAATATCTATTGGAAAGCAGTGTCTAATTACATGAGATTGTGTGTGTCCCATTTCGGAATCATTTGATACGGAATTTACCACATCTCCATGATAAACTACCCAATCTGATGTCAAACTGTAATCCAATATATGCGATTCACGATGATTCATCAAATTTATCCACTTTTCAAATGTTTGTTTTAACACCTGACCGGGGGTAGATGAATCATATATTTGAATCGACCAATCCGCATATGTTCTTTCGCCAGAAAATTTAACAATTCTGCCCTGCCAAGCGACGGGTATTACACCTATGCTAGATCCGGGTAATGATGTCGCTTTGCAATACACATCAAATCTTGCAGTAGTATCTGCTGCTGGAGCATTGCTTACATTTTCTGTGGTCACTGCTTGTGGAAAAGAACCCTCAACTTTAAATCTATTTGGTCTTGTTCCGAAAAAATTGTGCCTAAAGTCTCTTATTCCTGTTGCCATTTTTGTTCTCCCTTATGTTTGTGTTAAATCTTTATAATCAATCATAGTGGACTTGACAAATTCTTGTTTGTGAATGTCAATCTTACATAATTGATTGCGGTTACTGGTTTGACCAAAATATCAGCAACAAATATTCTTTGTTGAATCAAATCGGGGGTATTATTTGAAGAATCACAAATAATCCTATAATCACTTACTCCTCTTTGACCTCTGATTTGGTTCAATGCACTATCCGCAGCAAGACGGAATCTTGATCTGGTGCTTTCATCATTTTGCTCAAAGAGTATTGCTCTTGCGATAGGAGATAATAGTTTTCTGAGGAAGATGAATAGTCTAGAGACATTGATTCTAGAAAGAGTAGATGTGTCTGAAGCTCCGGTCTTGTCACCAAACAATATGGTTCCTTCGCCCGGGAATGTAACTACTGGATTAATTCCAGCATCAAACGCTGTATCTTGTGCTGCATCTGTTAGATTTTGTTCTATACGAACAACATTTAGAATTCTACCGCGGAGTCTACCGGCGGGGGAGAACCAAGGATAGAAGTCTCTGTCGGTTCTAGCAATGCATCCTGCAACATCGGCAGATACGTTTGTTCTGATCAAATTTCCTGCGGTA